GTTATTTTTGCCCGGTACCGCCCCCAGGTCCAGAATGTGTCCACGTCTTTTCAACGTTTACATATGTAATTTATAACATTTCCGGTACTTTGTACATACCTAATACCAATGTTTTTATCATGTGTAATAATTATGATACACCCATTCGAATCGTAAAATGTATACTTCATCTATGCTTTGGTAGATAATTCATCAAATCATCCACATTTCTTTTAAGTTGATCCAATGATCCATTATTATCAATGACATAATCTGCCATCCAAGGCTCAAGGCTCATACTCTTCTTATCTTCATCAGGTAGATGATCTGACCGATCAACCCAGATTGCATAGTCAAACACACCAGTGTTCTTCATTGCATGGAATTCTCTTTTATTCCGAAGCCCACAATAGATATTGTTGTGAGTAAATATTTCTCTGCCTAGTTTTGCGGGGTCTTGAAGATTGTATTCGCAGATCATATTATACCACAATTCTCTGTGGCTATGTCTGTCGGCATAACATTCTTCTTCTGTCGCATATCCATACTTATTTTTTAATGCATCAAAGATAAAAAGCTTTGAGCAAAAGCGGGAACTACTCTCAAACGGCATATTCCAATGTTTATCAAGTAGTTCTGATACCGTGTCTTTGCCGTGTCTTCCATGTCCAATAACAAGTAGTTTCATTTAGTCCCAAGTTCCATCCCATTTAAAGAAAATGTGTGTGTCAATTTGACCAACCTTTTCCATCTGTTTTGCCCAATGAGGCATTGCAATGTAATCTGCATAATAGAATGTAGACCCATCTGTGTTGTCTTTGTGTTCTTTATTATACACTTCTTCCGCGACTTTGTAAACCTTTGCATATAACTTTTTATCAAACGGAACTTGATCTTTTACAAGATGTGTCCAAGAAAACTGGTAAGGTTGATAAACAACTTCACAAACCGTATTCGGCCAATAGCTATGTTCTACACGATTCATAGTGACGTGAGCAACTGCTCGTTGACCTTCCACTGATTCACTTCTTGCCTCGAAGTAAATATTTCTTGCAAGACACTCAAGTTGGGCTGCTTTTGCTTCACTAAATGCCACACAACCCGCAAGTGTAAGTCCAATAATAGTTCCGTTAATCATTCCAGACATTATGTTTACTGCTCTCATGGTTTACATTCCTTTTTATAGTTATTTATATAAACCATATTTAAGGAATGTAAACCACTTTTTTAAATATTATTCAACAAACTCATCAATCATAGGGAAGATTTTAGAGATTGCTTCTGCAACACATCGAGCAACTTCAATATGCTCCTTTTGTGTCCCATTCCCAGAGCGCAATTCAACATAGTGAACCCAGGATCGTAAAGTGCCGTTCATATACACTTTACTTACGGTATTGCCTTCTGGAAGAACACACCGTGCTTGTTCCTTTGCAATTCCATTATCAATAGCCCATTTGTATGCAAGTTTTGCTTCGTGAATGATCTGAGTCTGTTTCATAGCCCAAGTTTTTTCAAGCTCCTTATCAGAATTTGCAATGCTATTCTGACGATTCTTGGGATCTTGAAGTCGCGCTTCTCTTAGAACAAAGGAAACATCAAGGTCGTTAGGATCGGCGTAGCGCTGGCTAAACTCCTGGAAATAGAAGCTTCTGTGTCTGAGGATCTGCCGCGCAATGTCCCTCGTCGTGTCGATGCCGATTGTGGCGTTACACATCTCAAGTGGTGACCAGTGTTTGTGTTTAACGAGGTATCGGACGAGTTTTTCTCCGCTTTCGTTGTTGAACTGGTTAGCTGGGTTAGATACTCGGGCACAGTAGGCAATAAGCTCAAGTGTGTCATCAAAGTGCTCCTTAAATTCCTCTGCAGCCGCTGGTTGAACTACTAGAAATGCATTTGGTTCTGCATACTTCATGCGATGTCATACTCCGAGGCTAGTGCGTTGTTCTTCTTCTTACTCTTTTCTGGAGCAAATTCCGGTTTAAACCACTGCTTACCTTCAACAGAGATAAACTGGCGATTAGTTTCCTCTTTGTTAGGATTTTCCATTACAATCTTGGTGCGCTTACCTTTGCGGCTTGCGTCAAGTTGGTTTAGTAGGCGTTGGCCAGATGCTTTATAAGCAGAGCGAGCCGCCGCTTTTGTGCCAACACTCACGTTTGAGTGCTTGCCCTGTGAAATAAAGCCTTTCGACTTGCCGCCTTTACCTTTACCCATAATATATCTCCTTAGGGTTATAGTTTAAAATCTGAGAAACGTTCTTCCATTTTGGAGTTGTCAAATACTGGTGTATCATTAACAAGTCCATCTGTAGCACCATCAACATCTGTTAGACGCATTTTGGCTCTATCAATACCGATAACAAACCTTTTATTACTATTAGGATCATTATAGCGATTTTTCAATTGTTTGACCATAATTTGGCCTTGTGCTTCCAGTTCTTCATTGGACACAAGAGCAAACATCAAATCTGCTGTTGCGGGTAGTCCAAAAGACTCGGACGTATCTTCAAGCCCAGGATCAGAGCTAGAAAAACCTGTGCGAGTCGTTTGCGTTGCAGAGACGATCGGTAGGTTGAATTCGACTGCAAGGCCGCGTAGTTCTTCTGCAATTGCTTTAATGTATGAATATGTATTAACCGACCCTCCCATTTTTACACGTGCAGATGCACAGATATTAAGATAATCAATAAAGATAATGTGGGGAACAAAACCTTTTTTGAGTTTCAATTCATTTAGTAATGCCCTAAAATGATTTGAATTTGCCGAACCGGTCGGATACTCTTTAACAATCAGTTTGCCATTGGTTTTAGTTTTAAGTCTACTTACTCTTTCAATGAAGTTTTCTTTTGAAAGTGTATCAATTTCGCCAATAGGAATATCAAGCAAGTTAGCATCAATACGTTCTGCAATGCGCTCTTCACTCATTTCTAGTGTTATGTATAGAGCATTTTTACCTTCATTCAGTGCACCAGCTGCCACGTGACACATAAACAATGATTTACCAACACCAGTCCCAGCAAGAGCAATGTTCAATGACTTATTAGATAGACCGCCTTTTGTGATCTGGTTAAACATATCTAGATCAAATGGCAGTTTTTCTTCCTGGGCATGGTAGAAATCATACCGTTCATTAATATTCTCTAGGTAGTCGTGACCAATATTTGTATCAAATGATACAGATAGTGCTTTGGTTAGAATATCTGGTAATGCATTTTTGGTTAAGTCTTGGTGTTTGCCATCAATAATGGAAATAGATTCCATAACTGCGTTGAATAGAGCCCTATCCTGACACCACTTTTCTGTCTTGTTATAAAGCCACTCATCATCAATCTCCTCAACCTTAAAGATTTCAGGAATGATTTCTACTGCATGGCGATAATGCTCATCTGACATTGTTTGATTATCATCAAGTTCAATCTTGAATGCTTCGGCTGTGGGCAGTTTATTGTATTTGGCAACAAACTTAGCTACCTCTTTAAATAGATTTGAATATACTCCCTCAAAATATTCCGGTTTAATGAAGGGCAATACACGCCGCATATACCCTTCATTAACCAACAAATTGCGTAATACTGTTTGCTCAATGTTAGCGTTTATCATTATTTTCCTTATTTGCAGTCTCGTCTGCGGTTTCCAGTATAGAGTATAATACATCACCTACACGCTTTTGTAAACCATATTCTTCATCCGTAAGACCAAGATCAGGAGATGAAACAATTTCAAAGTTAAACTTCAGGTGCTCTTCGGTTTCATCCACACGCAATTCTTTGTATTGAATAACTGTTTCTGTGAAGTCTCCAGTGAGAAGGCGAACGTCCCAATTTTCGCCTTCACTTGGAATCAACTCATAATCAACATTTTCTTTTAGAGTCTGTGGCTCATTAAATGTTTTCATTACTCGCCTTCTTGTTCAATAATAGCATCCATATCAACAAGAGATTTATGACCAATCTGGTATTGCTTTTTCAAGAACTCTTTAAAGTCTGTTTCGGCAAAGATTGGATCCCAGAACTCAGCACACTTAGTATCTTTTTCGCGTTTCTTAGGATCAACCAACTCGCCTGTCTCTTGATCAACACGACAATACCAACCAGCACCTGGCTTAGAAACATAACCACCTGCCATCCCGGCTTCAAGCAAGCCAGAGTATTTTTCAACACCGCCGTCCCAAGATACAGAGATAGGAATTTTGGATTTCTCTTTTACATATCGAGACTTTTCTACATTAATAACAAAATCATAGCCAGTTACTTCTGTGCCAGTTTTTGTCTGACGACGGCCAAGAATCCAGATATTATCTGCTGAATAATAAATTCCTGTGTTATGGGTTACAACACCATTTTCTAGAACATATTGTTGTTCATCGTAATTGTCACTATTAATTGATAGGTCGTATACTGGCTTGCGACCCACCCGCTTAATTGTTTTAACTTTCATTTTTCATTTCCTTCTGACGAGTAATATAAATTTGTTTAGCCAATTCATTGTATCATAATATCCCTTAGATATCAACTTATCAGCTTGTTCAAGATACTTAAAGTATAAATCATTATCGAGGGATTCAAACGGGACGTTGCTTGCAGTTGTCATTGTGCCACCTCTTTAAGTTTGCTGGGGTTGTGATCACACTACAGTGATCACATTTATACTTCGTTTCTGGGTTGAGTTTACGAGGATTCGCCCAATCGCCCATCATACCATCAGCATCTGATCGAGAAACTCTAACTACCTCACCGGTGTTAATGTTCTGCAACATGACAAGGCCTTTACGTCCTATCTTAGACTTGTGCTCATTACTTTTTGACTTGCTAGCAACCTTATCAACCCAATTGTCAATCTCCTTCTGAGTTTTAACGCGGCCCTTATTAGCTTCACTAATCTTGCGTTTTGTTTCCTCAGTGTGAGTCTTTCCAAAGAAATGATTATCTGCACCTTTAGAGTTTTCACTCATAATCTTAGCCCTTGCTGCTGATGCTTGTTCATACATCCTCGAATTGAATTCACGCTGCTGTCCCTTACCAACTCTCAACATACCGAACCACGCGTGAGCAAGTTTAGTAGTTCGGTGTATACGAAATAGTAATTTGTGAGCTATGTAATGTTCTCTAGCTGTTAGTTTTACTAAATTATCAGATGTATTACTACCACCCATGCATTTTGGTATTATATGATGGGTTTCTGTATAGCCATCTGGAGTATTAAGTTTACGGTGGTTTATCAATTGATCGTATATTTTTTGAAAGTTCATAGAGTTTAATATATAAGATAAACTCTATTATAGTGGCAGATATTTTTAAATTATTTCACAATCCATCTCTTCGACCATGTCTTTAGCAGCAACCCAGTTACCATCAATAATAAATTTGTGCTCTGCTGAACAAGTTACTTTGTAACCATCTTCAAATTCAATTTCATAGCATTCTGGATTGCCATCTTCAAGAGTATCAGGATTCCATACATGGCTAACTTCCATTTCGCCATTCAAAGTAACAACCTTTTCACCAACATTAAAATCCTGAACTTCCTTCAAACCGTTTGGTGTTTGAATCTTAGTTCCTTCAACAACACATCCACCAGAAACAATAGCCTTAGGGAATAGTCCCATCTCTTGATATGTGTGGTTAATAGCCAACATTGGAATATTTCTCATAGCCAAATATGGTGTTGCCATACGGAATAGACCTTTAAGAGCCTTGGCCCGAGACATATCCGCAACCGATTTTTCATTCAGCGCATCTTCCATTTCTTTTTTGGATGCAAGGTTACCAATAGAGTCAATCACCACAATAACATTGTCTGTTCTCTCAATTTGCTCCAATTGGTTGATTAGATCAAACTTGAGTTCTTCAACATTGGTAATTGGGGTGTGCAATACGCGAGACGGATCAATACCGAATTGCTTAAAGTATGACTGAGGTGAACCAAATTCCGAGTCATAAAAGAGCATCATAGCATCTTTATTGGCATCCAAATATGCGCCAGCCATAAGCAATGCAAATGATGTTTTAAAGTGTTTGGATGGGCCTGCAAGAACAGTAAGTCCTGGAGATAGACCACCATCAACATCGCCTGAAAGAGCGACGTTAATCATAGGAACAGATGTCGTAATCTGCTCCTTATCATTAAAGAATTTAGACTCTGATAAAATGTCAGTAGACTTGAGTCTTGAATTCTTTTTAAGTTTGTCCATAATTGACATATATTATTAGCCTTTCCACTCGGATGTTTTTTCAAGAGCAATCCAATAATTAATGTCATCTGTGGCATGCCCGAAGTGAGACACAAGCTTAGATGAAATAGCAACCGTATAGTCACCAGAAATTACCTTAAAGTTTGAAATATTAAAGATAAATTTAAATTCTGCGCCTTCAGGATACTCACCAGGAACAACTGTATCATATGTATTTGATGTGGCATTGTTATCATCAAAGATACTCAGTTTCAAACTACCTTCATCTGGTTCAACAGCAAGTGAGGAATGGCCGAGTGCAGTTGCTGCTCGTTTTAGGCGACCCAATGTATCACCATCAAGAGTAAATGTCACATCGGCATTTGGCATTTTAACATCACTTGAGGGTGAAGTCAAGATTTCTGGATCAGAGAAAAAGTATTTAATCTTTGATCGGCCAGAACTATCACTAATTGTAACAAATTCCTCTTTAAAAGCAAGATTAGGTTTATCAACCAGCGACAGCACACCAAGGAATTCTCCTAGATCATAAATGCCAAAATCCATTGGAAACTCTTGGTTAAGAGTAGCACTGGATACAACATTCCGGGCCTCTGTCATTGTTTTAATATTATTGCCCGAACGAACAACAAAATTTGAATTGATTGATGAAAAGTTCCGAAGAAAATTCATCGTGTTTTCAGTAAGTTCCATTATAGCTCCATTTTATAATATAAGTTTATTATACACTACTAAGTGTTTGATGTAAATAGGTTTTTAGAAAGAAATATTCTGTTCTTTCTCACGGTCATCTGTCTCATAACCAGATCGCATTGCATTATTGACTGCAATGATTTCACGAAGAACAGTAAAGTCAGGCGCAAAGTTTACAAATGCCGCTGTGTCTTTTGGAAAACATGCGCCGCCGAACCCACGTTTGCCGTCAAAACCAGGCACAGATGTATGTGAAGCGCCGACTCGAGGGTCTCCTGTGATCGCATTAATTACTGTGTTGTAATTACAATAGTTTGAATCTACAATATCATAGAACTGGTTAAACCAAAGAACCTTGGACGCAAGATATGAGTTAACACCATACTTTACAAATGATGCTTCTTTTGCGGTCATGTGATATACGGGGCAAGGCTTGCAATTACTATATGTGTCATACATCCCCTCGATTTCTTTTGTAATAAACTTAGCTCCACCAAACACGTGGAGAGAAGGATTTACAAAGTCCTCATTTGCAGCTTTCTCTGTTAAAAACTCTGGATTATATACAACACGTGTTCCGCCAAGACCAGAAGTAAGCTTATCAATAATATCAGGGGTTACTGTTGACTTGATAATAATATTACCCATACATTTGTTTTTAAGATAGTTTACCGTCTCTTCAACAATGCTAGAGTTAATTGAGCCATCATCACCCATAGGAGTGGGAACACAGATAAAAGATGCCTGAATGTCAAGGCCTTTCAACTGGCGAATATCGGTTCCTTCACGAGGATCAATAATAATCTTTTCTACATCTGGATGATTAAATCCATAGTCAACGGCCTTACCAACAAAGCCGTGTCCGATAATTGCAATTTTCATTAAAAACCACCTGGATATTTGTGTGTATGATACTGGTGAATAAGTGTTTCACCGCCGACAGTAATACGGTGCTTGAGTTCTTTGATAGTAATACCAAAGTGCACAGCAGCTTCATTATATAGTTGATCAATTGCTTGTTCAGTTGACATTATAATATCCTTTATACCATGTCACAAATTTTTCTACACCAACAGATATTGGCGTAGTGGGTTTATATCCAAGGGCCTGTAGTTTTGTAGTATCTGACCAGGTTGCTTGGGTATCCGCTGGATGTTTGGGTGCATATTCTTTAATGGCCGCACGGCCAAGATTTGATTCAATATGATCTACAAATTCCATAAGTGGCACTTTATCACCATAGCCAATATTGTAAACATCTTTTTTCACCGGAATTGTATCTTCTAGGCAATTAGTTAAAATAATTTTAATGCCCGATACAATATCATCAACATAAGTAAAGTCACGGATCATATCCCCATTATTAAACAGAGTAATTGGTTTACCCTCAACAATATTTTTAGTAAATGTAAACAGAGCCATGTCTGGTCGGCCCCACGGGCCATAGACAGTAAAGAATCTTAGGCCAATAGCTTTCTCAAGAGAACTTGACATAAATTGGGATTCATTTGTTGATTTGGTGTATCCATACGGATTCAATTGGTAGCCGGTCTTTTCATTTTCATTCCAGGGCAATTCGTTGCCAGCCATTGTGCATGATGTTGAGGCATATACAACATTTTGAATGCCAAATTCTTCACATGCATCAATGAGATTTTGCGTGCCAACAATATTGTTATTAATATAAAGTGATGGATCTTCGAGTGAATGTCGAACCCCGGCATAGGCGCCTAGATGAATTACAGCATCAGGTCTGCGGTGCTTAATAAAGTTTCTCACCCCATCGCGGTCCTTAAGATCAACAAATGCAACATCAACACCTAGATCAAATAGATTTCTTTGACGAGCAACCTTCAATGATACATCATAATAATCATTAAAATTATCAAATGAGCAAACCTCGTGCCCTTCATCAAGCAAAGATTGTGTCAGATGATAAGCAATAAAACCAGCGCCGCCGGTAATAGCAATTTTAGCCATTAGTATTTCCTATGTTGTTTGATAGTTTATTATAACACATTTCCTCACCAAGTGAAACCCTTTTTCTTAGGTCACTTGAACTAAATCTGTGGGATCTGTTATTAAAATAAAGTTGAATATTCTTGCGCTTACATGTATCCTTGCCCGTGAAGTCCTTATCTTTATATTCACCGCCCATAATTTTTACATCAATCGGAAACATCTCTAGGATATCGACAACATCATCTTCAGACTGATAACAAACAATTTCATCAACATATTTCACACCAGACAATTGAACATAGCGCTCTACAAGTGTCTGAATGGGCGCATTTTTCTCTGGCCGATCAAGAGATGGGTCTACTTGAAGACCGCAAATAAGATGATCACAAACCGTCTTTGCTTCTCTAAGCATTGCAACATGACCGGCATGGAGCAAATCAAAGGTTGAAAAAGTAATTCCTGTTTTCATTTAGTATTCCTATGTAGTTTATTCCAACGATCTATGAATATTTTGGCAAAGAGTTCCTGCCCCTTAGCATTTGGGTGAAAATCCAAATTTGAAACAGTAAGTATATTATCAGAATTGTGTTGTTGTGCTCTAATAATATCAAAGTCCCATCCGCCTATCTCTGGCATAAAAGGCCATCCAACTATCTTTGATCTACTTTGTTCCAATAGATTAAATTGAGGGCTTGACATAAAGTAAGATATTTTATCCTTGGTATTAATCTTATATTTAGTATTAAAGTATCCTTCATCTACCAAATCATTGATAGGTTTTTCTTGGAAGTAAGCTGCGCCTTGGCCCATTACAAGCTTGTAACCAAACTTATCACAAAGCTCAATGATTGTAAATAATTTTTTTAATGGCGCCTGAATCCAAGTTTGCAGCATTTTATTCATATTAAAATTTTTGTTATTCATAACAGTGTAAGACAAATCGGATAAACCAAATCTTTTCATCCATTCATCTATAGATGTTGTTCTATAATCCATAAGCATAATATGCAATTCAGCTAAAGGTATTAATGAATTGTCAAAAAATGGCATTCTATCGGCAGATGACCATAGTATTGCAATAGTGTCTATTGACTCACCATAAGCAGATATTCCATCTATTATAGAATCCAAAATGTAACTATTGTCTCTGCCCTTTTCTCCAACATTAACTGATTTTAGTTTTAATTCTTTTGCCATAAGTTCTGGCCACATTGCCCATCCGCCGCGTTCATTATCTGGAATGGAATGGTCCATAGACATATAGTTCTGATCTGTATAAGAACAACCAGAAGATAAAAGAATTTTATCCATTAAGTATTCCTATACGCATACTCCAAAGCTCTATCTGCTTCAGTTTCAATAGGCCGATTCTCATACCAGCCGCCGTTTTCCATATCAAACTGTTTGCACAATTCTGCAATTTGTTTTGCGGATATGGGATATTCTTTTTTAATTGCCCTTGCAGCAATTGCAACCATCATCTGATACATCTTATGATACCAACCAGTCTCAGAAATGGTCGCATACTCAATAGCAAGTTTGCGTGGCCAGAACGGACAGTCGTGATATCCAGTCCATCTAATGTCCGTATTTTGCATTACACTCTTACGATGATTTATAACTTGTTCAACCATTTCCGGCGGAAGTCTATCAAGAAAAGATCCAGTCCGTTGCTTTTCTACATAGGGATAGGCGGTGAGAAGGTCATCCACAACAAGAGGACTGCCAGCGTCACTGAAAATAAAGTTGTGAGCACTAGCATACGCCGCAGGGACGTAATACATTCGACTGAGATCTTTACATTGCTTATCTCCTGCATCGTCAATTCGCGATTGGAGTGCAAACCAGAAGTGTTTGATTTGTTCCACTGGTATATGACGGTCAAGTTCCACAACGATTCGAAACTTGACTTTATCAGGCCGCGAACTCGCAGTGCTATAACAAACAAAGCGCCAGTCAGGAATGAGACCACGAACGTAATCATTTACATCACCTTCAATGTTGATATCGTCAACGTCAATAGCTGCCCAACCTGCCCAAGCCAATACATTTTTGTTGGCTCGAGTAGTACCGGGCTCGTATATAGCTGGAGAAATAAGTTCTGCATCTAGTTTACCTTCTTTTGATTGCTTTGATAGTGAGTATAATATTTTTTCAAGACCATCAAATGTTTTGAAGTCCATACGCCTATGAGTTTTATTATCATAGGCATACCTTTCTTGTTCTGCCCACCAGCGAGGTGGTTTGAATATTGTCATACTAAACATAATATTATTATATCACATATTAATGCGCCTGTAAACTATTCATCCACCCAAAATAGCAAACTATTTGCCTTACGATCAACTGCAGGAAAATATGTGGATTTCTTGCGCTTCTTCTTACCAATAAGATTTGGTTGGTCTAAAAGTTTGGCAAATGCATCAAGGTCCTCTTGATTTCGAAAACGAACAACAACTTCGTCATATGCTTCTTTATCTTCTTGTACAAATTCTGGCATGTTATCCCACTCATATGGTGTTGTGTTATCCTCATCATCAAGCATCATAAAAACATTACTTGAGACTTTATCTACGTTATTAGTTCCCATTAGATTCTCCTTTCACATTAGTATAGAAAATTTCATTTTTCTTTTCTTCAGTGATGTGTTTAAGCGTTAAACCATATTCATGGTTGCCCTTAGGAATATATAGACCTTCTTTTTTAATAGGCTTTTGAATAAATCCGCTATAATCAACCTGGTGGTGATTTCGGCCCCACTTTTGTGTTATCTTAACAACATCGGGGTGTTGATTAGCCAGTGATTGAGCAAATTCCATACGGTTGTCAAAATCCTCTTCTTTGCCAACATTATAGACTTCCTCGGTATTGCCGCCCTTCATTGTGTGAGTGGCTGCCTTGCCGCAAAGAGCAAAGTTATATAGCATTGTGCAATGGCCTTCTTTTAGAATACGAAGGCTGAGATCCGTATCCTCATTGTATTTGCCTCTCCAACGAAGATCCAAATCATTTGAATTTAGAATACAGCTATAAACTCGGGTATTCAAATAATATGGAGGTCTTTTAATATCAGAGGGACAGAAGAAGGCATAGTTTAAACCAGACTGCTTTACATTTGTATAACGATCGGTGAAGTCTTCGGCCGCTCGAATAATAGAACCAGTAGCCACGGGCCGTTTTTTGTTCCGATTCAATCTATAGAAATAGCGCATGTTGTCATCCATAATCCAATGACGTTCGTGGCCTTCTTTCGTGGAATGATCCCAAACAAAATTCCGAGCAGGAATAGACCCACCGATTCTGCCTTCAGCATCAGGCAAAGCCCATGCAGGATTCTCTCTGAAACCAGTAGGCAGTGTAAGAATTTTCTTTGGATTAATTACAGCCGCATAATCATCAAACTCGGATTCTTCAATTACAATCCGATATGGAACATTAATCTCTTCAAGAGTCTTTGATGTTAGGCGTGTGTCTGCCCTACCTTTTGAAATAATATAGATAGGGTATTTTGGGTTCAAATCAGTCATAATGTCTCCATCTTAATATGTGTATTATACAACATATTTAGTCTACTGTAAATCCGCTTCTTTTATAAATACACCTTCAATCATTTTGCCCTTGCGATCTTTAATATCATCATATGCAACAGCAAGGCATTCTTCCATTGTAAGATTATTGCGAGCCATAATGTTAATCAAAACAACCATCATATCTCCAATATCATCTCGGATATCACGATACTTGCAGATGTTGTCGGATAGCTCACCTGCTTCTTGGATCAATTTCATATACTGATCTTTGTCTGTGCTGCCGTGGATTAGATTGCGATCATGGTGCCATTGAGTAATTAGTTCTACATATTTTTCCATTATAAGTCCTTCAGTTTGTTGTATGTGTATACCCAGGATTCTACCTCAATACACAACGAATAGTAATCTCTTTTGTCTAGTGCTGCTTTAAGCGGATAGTCATTGCCGCCTTCAAACATTGCATCACCGAAGAATGTGATGCTATCTTTTCGGTTAAAGTCTCTTAGTATTTGACTCTTATCAGCGCCTTGTTTGCTGATATCTATTCCAGTTTCACCGCCGATAGTTGCTTGTAGATGTGGGAATGTTTCATTGAATTCATCTGCAATCTGTCGGCGCTCACAATTCCATGCCTCATATTCAATATATACTTTTCTTTCTTCTGCATTTGCATTACGACCGACGACACTAAAGTTAACCATACCGACTCTTTGTTCGATATGATTACCAGTTCGAATGGAAAAGTCAGACTCGCCCAGCGCATCTACTAACCAATTGTAAGAGGATTCATCAATCTTCCACGGATCATAATAACACACTGTGTTGCCATTGTAAACCTCTGATCCGCTACATTGATAAACTTTTTGACATTTGTTATAGATTGTTTCTCCAATCTGATCAATCGTCTTTGGCTTATCACTGCCAGTTACCAGATACACTTTGTTTTTATCACAAAACTTTTCAAAGAATTTTGCAAATGTTGGGTCCATTTTACCACGACTCGGTGTGAGTGTGCCATCAACGTCAAAAATATAATGCATTATTTACTCTTGCTCTTCAGTTTTGATTGTGGATACGGATGACCATATTCTAATATTAGTTTTTCAAACCACCTATCCATATCCTTTAAATTTTCTAAGTTCAATCGTTAGTTTCAGGCGTATTATTACCCACTAATAGTTCTGGATAAATTTTCATATCGTGGGATAACACTTTTAGTAAAGTAGTAGACCCAGTTCTAGGAGTAGCTAAAACTAATATATTTTTGGGTAATATCATCCGAAGAAATCGTCCAATGTCATACGATCCTCTACCGACCAACCAACAGCATCAAGAATAGGCGAAAGCGGATCAATAAATGTTTTTTCAAATTGTTTTTCATAGTCTACATACTTATGTAGCCCAAGTTCTTTTGGCAGATAGTCCGGAAATGCAATAACATTTTCCTTGATAGGATTTGGTTGGATCATATAACAGAACTTAATTTTGTCGCCATTCTGAACCAATGCATGAGTTTTATCCAATGATTTATCCTTCACTGCTTTGTTATATAGCAGAGAACCTCGGACATGGATTGGAGTGCCCTTTTTATATGTCAGCTGACGATCGGACCAATTCGTGATATTAGTAACGCCACGAGGAAAAGAAACCTCTTCTGGAGGCAGGCCATAGAAATATTGACGAAAGTCCTTAATGAATTTTTGTGTATCAGTTTCAGTGCCATTAATAATTACATGGAAGATATCTTTAAACTTTTCACGAACAGCAGCCGGGGTTGAAGATTTAATAGCCTCAATACCCATAATCTTAAGTTTTGGTTCCTTGTATTGCACACCTTCCGAATTGTGAACATTTAGAATATAGCGCTTTTTTGCAGTCCAGATGGCACGGTCAGCAATAACCTCGCGAGCCATAACCATACGTTTGTCATAAGCATTCATATGAGTATAAAGATCTGAATATGATTTCTCCAAGAATGGAAGGAAGTGATCATTACAGATTTTATCAAGCGCTTGGGTTGGGTTCTCGGGATTTAGTTTATCAATAAATTTACCAAAGCTAACGTAAACAGAGTCTGTATCAATAGCAATAACATAGTCTTTGTTTTTGGTTTGCATAATCCGATTCATTTCGCCGTTAATAGCGCGTTCGGCCCAGCGGATAGTCAACTGACCAGATAGAGTAATACCTTCGGCCATCCGCATATCAAAGTAGCGGAAGTGTCTATTACCAAGAGCACCATAAAGAGAGTTAAGCAAGATCTTAATAGCCATCTGTCGATTTTCAAGTTGGTTAATCTTACGTTCAAGCTCGACAGTTTTCATAATCTGATATTGTTGCTCTGCCTCAAGCATCTCCTTTTTAATTGCCTTACGTTCATTGTAGTAGTCAACAATGATTTTAGGCAGAAACCCTTGGCGATCCTTACGATATGAAGAACCGTTTGCGGCAACCGAAAGATTTAAGTCCACTGCTCTCCGATCAACTGGATTTTCAAGATAATGATCAACACCAGACATATATGTGCCATCAATACCGCCAACAAGAGTTTCGGGTGACATATTATATTGAACAATCAAGTTAGGATATAGTGAGTTAAGGTCAAAAGAGACGACCCATTCATGCAAACCAACATGAACATCTTTGACATAGCCACCGGGATATGGATTTTTGATTTTATTTTCATTTGCAGGAACAGCAATTTTAGACTTATGAAGTTCGCGGTAGATAATACTATCCCAGATTGCCGTGGTTCCCATAGTATCTTGATAATTCACACCACCGCGATATGCCATAGTCAATGCAAGTGTAATCAAGTCCATCTTTTCATCAATGCGCTCAACCAATTCAACATCTTTGATGTTATAGTCAATGTATTTTTGATAGTTTTTCAGGTATAGAGTCTGCAAATCACCATATTCTTCATATGAAAGTTTGCGCTCACCTAATACTGTGTGGGCAATATGATCAAGTTTGTAGGACTCTTGGGTGCCGTATGAATAGCCAAATTTTTTAAACAGCTCAATATAGTCAAGTGTTGCAATACCTTTAATTTCAAATGTGATTGCCTGATTATTAAACTGTGTAACCATTCTTTGATCAACGAGATTCCAAGGAGACAAAGATCGAGCTGCCTTTTCTGAACCAAGAACCATAATACGATTAATAAGATATGGAATATCAAAGAAACGAATATGCCATCCAGTTAAAACATCTGGATAATCTTTTTTCCAGAATTCAATAAGCATGACAAGCATTTCAATTTCATTTTTGCCGCGATGCTCTTGCACCAACAGGTGAGACATTTCAGACTTGTCTTTGTCCCACTCACCAAAGTGAAACACATGGTAAACCTGCGACCGACTGGACTTAATTGTAACCGCTGTGATCGGATGCTTGGCTTCTTCTGGGAGTGGGAACCCATCCTCGGAGTGGACTTCAATGTCAAAGTTGAATACGTTGATGTTCTTTCGATTGAACTTGATATCATTCGGAAACTTTTCAGTGATAAACTGGTGAATGAAGTTGGAGGTGCCAAAGATTTCCGAATTGGAAATCTCATCATATTGCTTAATAAAATCCTTGGCCTCACCCATATTTTCAAACTGAATAGGAGCCACTGGTTTGCCAGTCAGAGTTGACCAATCGGTCGGATTCTGTGTATTGACAAACATTGTGGGTTTGAATTTATATTTGGTTTGAACTGGTGTGCCGTTGTCTGTATAGCCACGATATAGAATTTGGCTGCCGTATCTGGCAACGTTTGTGTAAAATGTCATGAGACCTCCATAATTAAATTTATTCTATCATATTTTAGGTCTACTGTAAACCCCCATCATAGGATCCAAACGCCCAATATCTTTCTTTGCACCACCAACATTCCTTACAAGGAGTTTTAGAACTTACAACACAACTATTTGTGATATATGTGATATATGAAAGATCTTGGATGCCAAATTTCTCATATTGAGCGGCAACAAATTTCTTATTTACCGTAGATAAAGGATATTCGTGAGGATATAAAGTATAGAGTCCTTTAATATTATTATCATCAACCCAATTACAATACCCAAATCTTGGATCTCCTGGCATCCCCAAAGTAATTCCATCTAATGTATATGTGCAACCGTATCTTTGTTTAAGATATAATCTGTTTGCTCTCATGACATCATCTTTTATATTAGAATTATTAAAATAAGGAGTCACAGATATTGGTTGTATAAAATTGCATTTTGTTTTTTCTTCAATCCAATCTATGACATTTTTAACAACATCATAAGCTTTAACATCTGGTGTTGTAATGTCATGCGCCACAATTGGATATATTTTCTTATTATCAATGTTATTTGAATCTTGTATCATTTTTACTAATAGGTATAAAAGTAATGAAGAATCAGCGCCGCCTGACAATTGTAAACCTATATTGTTTTGATTTTTTGGAAATTTTTCAAAGAAATCTATTTTTTGTTCTTTATATTGTAAAATCATTATCTATTAAACCACCGCCACTAAATGAACTCTGCTTTCCTTGCTTGAATTCAAGGCTGTATGCATTTTGCTTGTATCTGTTTCATACCAAGTATTTTGATTTAAATGCATTACCTCATCATCAATAATCATAAGACAGCCCTCCTGCGTCTTAATGGGATAATGAATTCTTTTGCTATAATCATTATGCCAACTAAGGCACGTAAAAGGATCTGATTTAAAGAGTCTAATTCTACCAACAGTATCATATTTTTTTGTAATCTTATTGAAGATATCTTCAAATGGTGTTTCTTTAAATTGATCACACATTACGGTAAAATCTATTTCATAAAATCTATCTTTTTTATCGGGAACAACAATTTTTGATATTCCATTATCAAATGAAGATTGTCTATCCTCCCAATTCTTTAGTAGGCTGCCGGCCCCTAGCATAAAATCTTTCTCATAGCCCGGAACCGTATTAATACAAATTTGACCTTTTGTATGAAGCCAATACATAAGACGATCATCTATAGATTCTAAAAGATTCTCATATATTGGAAGATCATCTATCTCTTGAAAATTTCTCATTGCATACCTTTAAAATGTCTACTCATTTCGTTGTGTCTGTCAACAATATCAAGTAGTTGCTCTTGCGCTTCTACCGCAGTGTCGAATTCAAAGCCGTCATTTACATGATTAATGATTGTCCAGAATTGTTCTTTGTCCATTGATGTCATACAATAGACAGACATTGCTGCCATCATAAAATCAAACTCTGACAACTCGCCGTATAGGTCTTCATCTTTTTCAGACATAAAAATACCTCCATATTGCTACAGAGGTATTTATTAGATTAAATCCAACCGCTTAGGTTTTCATTTTGCACTTTTTTGAGCCTGCGCTCTAAATCTGCTAAGTCTGATGAATTGGCAAGATATGAGTTAATGCACTCTCTTTCGCTCTTAGGGCGTATTGCGTTCCAAATCTTTTTAAACATCTGACAAGTTCCTTTCTTTAACCATTGCCAATACTTCATAATATGGATACGTGCGGTATTCTGTCTTATGAAGCATATCAGCAATAAAATGGTCGGCCTTGTCTTGTTGCCCGTCCATAATTGCTTTGAATAGCGCTTTGAAGAAACTGGCAATGCCTTTAAAGAGTAGTACGATTGCCTTTGGAATCGTGAGTAGTATATCCGCTATTAGTTTCGCGGAGTAGCTCTGGCTCAGTAGTTGGATGTGTGTCATTTTGACCCTCGTTTTTTCCAATTGAAATTTTACGAGGACGCTGACCTTCTGGGACAACATACTTCAATTTGATTGCTAGTATCCCGTCCTGAATATCTGCTCCGTGCACCTGCACGTGTTCTGACAGCCTAAAAGTGCGTTTGAATTTCTTCGTGGAAATACCACGATGAATATACTCGCGACCTTGTTTAACGTGTTCACCAGTGACAGTAAGTGTTCTGTCGTGTAGCTCAACATCAATACCTTCTGGACTAAAACCTGCTACCGCCAATTCGATAAGATAGTCCGATTCGCCAGTCTTCAGGATGTTGTGTGGTGGATAGTGATCATATGCGTGTTTAGTAACGTGGTCTAACTCTTTAAATAGATGATCAAATCCAACAAAAGCTGCTGGTGGAAATGCTGTTGCGTTAATTCTGCCTGTCATTGTTTTCTCCTTTTACAAGCAAGATTGATATGAGCCAGATTATTCTGCACTCGGTAGTATTTATAAAAAATTACTTGTTAAACTTAAAAAATAAAAGATGTTTTGTCTCATAAAATAGAGTCAAATTGGGGTGTGAAAGAATATAATCCGGACAAGCTCTGTGCTCAATATAAATTCCGTCATTAACAAGATTATTTAGAGCGTGATCAAATGATGCTTGCTTACCCATAGGAGAAGCCATTCCACTCAGATAAGTCATTCCAGGCTAATGCAATAGGTTTTTTATAATGCTTATTGCCAGCTAAATGCCTGACATCAATATTATGAATTTGTTGATGATTAAAAAAATTTCCAATCTCGAATCCAAAAACCCTATGCGCTCCATATTCTCTAGATAATTCATCTAAAACAGATCCGCGCCATGCACCATATTCAACAATATACCCCTTAGGAATATCAAACTGTTTTATTACAGTTTTAACAATGTCAATATTATGTTCTTCTTCTAGTAGACTAATTTCAGTTATCTTTGTGTGATAACTCGAGCCTTCATTATCTAATTTATCTTTCATTTGTTACCAATATTGTATTTTGGACACAGTTCCCACTGATCTTTTTCCTTGTGTGGAATGATCTTAATCTGGCGAAGTGGTGCCAATTCTCGGCTATCATCTTTCTGCGCAAATGTAATTAAACCCCAATCACTTAGAAGTGTGGTAATTGTATTCCGCCGGGCCATATCATTTTCTTCAAGATTCGATTTCTTGCCGTCTAACAAGAATAATTCTTTGAAATGCACAATGAAATATCTGCCTTGTTTGTGCAGAATGTGACACGATTGATATAGTTTTTTATCTTTTCGTGAGGCAACACCAATTCGTGTTAGCGTTTCTCTCACTTTTAGAAAATCATCAGGCTCTTGGAGTAATACCTCGAGCATATCAGATGGAGTCCACTGGACGTTGTTATTTTCTTCTTTTTCCACCTTTACTTACCTTTTCTCTCAAAATTTGTATTTGATCGGATGTCAAGAGAGGTAAGATTTGGCGAGCTTTATCATTACTATAGCCATAATATTCTTTAACCACTTCAACATCATTAATCAATTCAGGTTTGTTCCATTTAGAAAAGCGTTTCCGTTTCCTAACTATATTTATAAGAAAATGATATTGAAGTTTATTATCAAGATGATACAGCCGATTCATTTCATTTGCCATAAGTGCTGTGTCGTTGAAGTATGACAGAGACTTATTGACCATATATGATGAATAGGCTTTTTCTGCCAGATCATCAACCATGATATCTTGTTTTGTTGAGTTAATAGAGTTTACATATTCAAAGGGGTTCATTATCTAATCTATCCTGTATTTCATCTTGTATATAATCGGTAATGCATATTTTTTCATTGCCGTCAAAAGCCCACATCCAAATATCAGCTGGAATTAGATTATTCTCTTTGCAATATTTTTCTTGCACAGGCTTAGCAACTCTAGTAATATATTTTGCGTCATATTTTGGAAGAATAGCATTTACAACTTGTGTGGCAGAAGAGTTATAATAACTATATCCAAATTCCTTTGCTTGAGGAATAGTCAAACTTTCTGATAAGTCATCAGAAAATACGATACCAGCTCTAAGGCCACCAAGAAGAAAGTTTTTACTAATACTAAATGCAACAGCGTCAAATACTTCGAGGCTTGTGTCAAGAATATCATGTGTTGTTCCATAAAAAGCGCAGTCTAAAAAAATTTTAGAACCATTTGTTTCACAGTGTTTTATCAAATCACTAAACCATTTAGTAACATTACCTTCATGATTTGGCTGACTAACAATAATATAGCTATTTGGTTCAATCTCAGAAATGTTATCTATGCCTTGATTATTATAACACTCAACTAAAACTTTGTAAAACCTATAATCCGTATTGAACCAATATATCTTATTAAACTTTTTATGATTGTGCGCAACTTGATGTATAATAGCATCATGAATACCGTTGGTAAGAGCCCATTGTTTTTTGGTTTCAGCGCCCGAGAAGTCTTTTATCCAATTAACCCAAGTATTCCTATATGTGTTGAGATCATCAAGAGTACCTTTATTTTTAAAATGTATTTTAGACAAATCATTAAGAATTTGTGATGGACAAAAACTATAAACTGTCATACTAAAGCTTTTAATCTATTAGAAATTGTCGGACTTACTTTATAGAGCCATTCATCAATCTCCTGTATCGCAAAGGGCTTTAAATCTGCAGATCTTTTACGCATAAATTTAAAATCAAACATAATTACCCGGCCGTCTTTCTTTGTCATATTTGTTAATGCACCATTAAACTTATACACATCAATTTCTTTAAAATATTCATATATTTCAACAACTTGATCTTCAATATCAGGTATATCTTGTGTACCTTGAATTAGCAAATCAGGGCCATAGTATTTTTGAATAACATATCTTTCAGATTCATTAATTTCTACTAGCTCGGGAACCCAATCTTTGTCTTTAAATCTAATAAGTGCGTCTGTTTCATTTTTCCACTTTGCATCAACGTATTCATGTGAGCGTCTAGAAGGATTGCCAGACACAGTAATTCCGTCTTTAATATAATGTCTTTTTATGAGAGTTTTATCTTTATTCAGATAAACTGATGTAACATTTCCTATATTAGGATCTGGATGAATATATGATAACCATTTCATTCTATTCCACCATCAATTGAGGGCCACATAATGCGCTCGATGCGTTCTTCAAGTTTCTGTTTAGTGAGTGCTGTTGACTCACCGCGCTGGACATAAACTTTATCAAAATACAACTGAGGCACAGTTGTATGCCCGGCATTCTTAAACCACTCCATAGCAGTAGCACTATTAGAAATATTTATCTCTTGATAGTTCATACCCCACTTGTCAAGATTCTTTTTCAAATTCTTGCAATAAAAGCATTTATCCTTTGTATAAATGGTAAGCATATTATCTCCTAGAATGCAGTAATGGCTTGAACAACCGTCTGCATGCGCATAACATCAAGAGCAATATCATGACGAGGATCGTGGTGAACAAAGTGTTCTTCAAGACCGTCTGGCATGAAGTTATTTTTAAGATCGGAACCAAAAGACATACCTTCAATATAGCTAATAGTATCACGAACGTCCCACCAAGGATATGGATCAGGATATCCAGTGGCCTTACAAATAGAACTCACAAACATTGGATCAAATGTATTTCGACGACTGAAAACCTTTTTCATATTTGTTGCCTTATGAAGAGCAAAGAAGTCATGCAATTCAGTAATAGGCCGATCCTCTTTACTTGGATTTAATACTTTTTTGGCTTCGGCGTTTTGCTTGCCCCACCACTCCAATGTATCTTTTTCAATCTTTCTGCCAAATGCTTTTACCTGACTTTCAACATCAAATTTAATATATTTACAATTATCCAAAAGCTCTTGGTAAGTATATGGCATATTGCCAGTAAAACGAACCTCTGCATAGTTTAGCATTGCCATTGAGAGAACAACCCCATCACTAGGATTTGCAGAAAGAGTTTCAAAATCAAAAATGGTACAATTATCTAGTCCAGAATATGCGGTCATTGAATGGTTACCTCTGCCATAATTTCAGTCATGCATGCAACCAAGTTAAGTTCCTGGTCCATAACAAATGCGGCCTTATACTGATATTCACCTAGAATAAGAACAATTTGTGGGATACTTGCCGGTGATACCTTATCATACATACGATCATAGATACCGCGAATGATTGCTGGTGTATCTAAATCAAGATTGTTGACAACCCAAGAGCGCATTTTCTTGAAGTCTTTGCCTTTAATATGAGAAAACAATTCATCAAACTGTTGATTAGAACCACCCTTGATGCTTGAAACTGTAAGAGTTTTTGATGTTGAGTTGCGCTGCATCTCATTCAATACACGGCGCCAGTCAGGTGCGTGTTTCAAAATAATTTCAGCAACATCTTTTTCTTGATACGTCACGCCTTCTGTATCAAGAATAACTTTAGTGCGCTCGAGCATTTGGCCCGCAAGTTGAGCCATATCTTTCTTTGTCGTATTAAACTCATACACACCGCACCGAGAATGGAGTGGTTCAATGATACGATTTTTGAAGTTACAAGTCAAGATAAAACGTCAATTATCAGAGAATTGTTCAATGAAGCCGCGCAAGGCAGGCTGCGTTGACTGCGCGTTTAGATAGTCGGCCTCATCAAGAATAACAACTTTGTAACCACCCTGAAGAGATACAGTAGATGCAAACTGTTTAATCTTACCGCGGAGAGTGTCAATGTTACCATCTTCAGATGCATTAATGACAATATAGTCAAGACCAAGCTCATTACATAGAGCTTTTGCCACAGTTGTTTTTCCAAGACCGGCAGAACCAGAGAAAAGCATATTCTGCAATTCTCCAGTTTTTACCATTTCTTGGAATGTCTTTTTCATAGCTTTAGGAAGAATAGTTTCGGTTACAGTTTTTGGGCGATATCGCTCAACCCACAAAAAGTCTTTAGACATTTATACTCCAATCAAGAGGTTCATAATATAGTAAGAAGTGTAAGAAGCGATTATTCTTCGGCTGCCGCTTGTGCTGCCGCTTCTGCCATTGCAACAAGCTGGACACATTGGTCACGCAACTGTCCGATAGTTGTCAGTTCTTCACCTCGGAAACCGCCACGTTGGACAACAGTGTCGATTACTGCCATTGTGCTACGCGCCACCCTGCTCGAGATTTCAGTCAT